GGGCGTCGCGCAAGTCCCTCCTTGCCTTCCGGAACACCGCTTTCTGAGGCGGCCCCCATGCTTTCGCATGGCGGGGAGGCCAGAGGGGTATACCCCTCGGAGGAATCCTGGCTAATAACCAGAGCAAGGGATCTCTCGATCGGCTGGATCGGAGGATGAATCAACTTCATCACCGTTTCATACATCGAAAGGGTTCGATTTACAAAATCTGAACTCAGCATCTCTCGATTCCAATCAATATCAACCTGATTACTCAGGTCGTTATTGTTATCCAATGGTCGCGCCAGCTTACCCAGACTTGTCTGGATGAGCATATCCATCGAATCAGGTCTCGTTGAGGCCCATTTGATGATATTGGCGTTTCTCTTAAGCTCGTGCTCCCAGCTTGTCTGAGGAGGTTGAGGCTGTAATTCCTCACCTCGTTCAGAGTAGGCATAGAAACTCGGACTTATCCGCTGCACCCCAGCCCAGAAAACTAATTCATAGTTAATCTGTATAGGCCAAGGAAGCCTCCAGAAAGCGAAAGGGTTTTTAGGAACCCCCAGATCATTCAGATCTGTAGTGAGCCCCAGTAACCAACTGAGGTTCTTCGCTTTTGGAGAGATACGTGCTACCCACGGGAAGGTTTTACACCAACCCACGAGAGGGTATCTGTACCACAGAGAGTTGAACTTCTCTGCAGCTTCGCGGTTACGGGCAATTTCCCGATCAACTTGTGCGGCTCTATCCACTTTACGTGAGTAGAGCATCGCATTAAGAAGATTAGGTAATTGTACTGTTCCTCCATAATACTTGGACGCCATGGATCCTAGCCATTCGGCTGGTCCCTTGGTTCCGTTATGGAGCATACCGCTTGGTCCTAAACAGTACACGGCGGTGGCGAGAGCTACCATTTTGGATTTTCCAGAATGAGTAATCTCGTCTACCGACCGTGAAACTATATTCCAGAGATTCGGATAACCTTTCATGAAACAATCCATGATAAGGTTTGGCATAAGCCGTACGTTTCTTACAACAGTCAAGATATTTCCCGCTCCAATAGGAGTAAACTCTCCTAAAAGAGGATGGACCCATCTTTTGGCGAACTCGGCCACGTTTCCGTGGTGACTTTTCGTCATGTTGATTTCAACACCAAGATCGTTCATTAAGGCTCTGTAGCTTTCAGCTACGAGGTCATTAGCAATGATAATATCATCACCAAGGACAGCATAATCCCGAAACCAGTTGGTTATACCAACACGGTTAGCGGAGACTTGCACGATAATGTGATGTGTAAGAGCGAGCATACCCCAAGAGGAGTATGCACCCATAGGTTGCCCTACGGCGTACTCATATACAGTCGATAATTTCGACCCTTCTTTTGTCATACGAACGTAGTAATACGGTCGTTGTAACAGGGAGATCCAAAGATCCCCTGGCACACCAAACAGGTTCAGAATCTGAACCTGCAAGGCTGCAGGCAGTCTATCAGTAGCTGCCGACAGATCAAAAGAAGCGATCCGCTCTCCAGAGACACAGCGGTTTAAGAGTTCCTTCATAGGTCGTTCTTGATTGAACGTACCATCCTGAGGGATGCGACGAAGGGATCGGAAGATAGAGTCATGTAGTGGTTTCAACACAAGTTGAGACCAGTAATCTACAATGGCCACTATTCTAACTTTCCC